TTGATGAATACGATCCAACAGCAAACACAATCCTTTCTGGTACGGTAAGCTCGTCGTCGAACACAGTTACTGGGATCGGAACTACTTTTTTGACAGACTTCGCAATTGGCGATGTTATCAAATCCGGAAGCCAGTCTAGCCGAAGAGTTGTGAGTGTTTCGGACAATTTAAACCTAGTGGTGTCAGATCCATTCAACCCAGCATTATCTTCCGAGGCATACGGCAAAGGCGGCGTCTGGCGCGACTTGACAACATACAAGGTGACTGCGAATAACACTGCAAACAACTCAGCACAATTCCACACCGGCCCAATTTCATCATTCATAGAGTTGGACGGCGTTCGCAAGGTGGGTTCCGCAACTGTAATCGCCAACGTAGCATCTACTTCATCAAATACGGCCATTGAAAATCGATACACTAAATTGAGCGACTCGTTGATATTTAAAGTTGCTACATTCGGATCAATCCAGAACTTATCAAACAAAGTTGGTGGTGATGGGTTTACTGTTGCTCCGACTGTTCGTGTGGTCGAACCAAATATTTCTTTTCTGGGTATTGGTGAGCAGTACATAACATTAGAAACTGACGACATAAACTGGGGAACTGCCAATAGTCAAGTGATCGGTTTGGACACAAATGACGGCTTGATCCAACCATCTACATCTGCGAGCGGCGATATTAAAGCTGGCGCTGGCCCGAACCAAACCCCAACAACAGTAGTGTTGGCGAACGGGTCATACCAGACCACCGTTCGAGTCTGGCAACCGTTCCTACAAAGATCTCCAGGTAATATCACCTTCGCTAATAACCAAACCGTGACAATTCTTAAATACGAAACATCCACAATTCCTGGCGAGATTGACACCAGAGCGACTTCAAGTCAAGGAACTGCTAAGATTGTTAAAGTGGTTGACGAGGGTATTGTTGGAAATAATGCTCAAATTGTACCAAGCGTCGGCGCCAACGGAACCATAACATCTTTGCGCGTTATTGATTCTGGATATTCTCATAAACAGGGCGAGCTGGTTCGTGTTGAAGAAACCGATCATCCGGACGCAACACAAGCTGTGGTTAGATTGACTCTTGACAATGTTGCTAACTCGGAAGGATATTATTCTTCATCAAGAAGTCATGTATCGACAAAGCGCGGATATATACAGGATAGCAATTTTTACCAAGAATTTGCATATCAGGTAGTTGCACCTCTGGCACTTGCTCGATATAAGGATATTGCTCTTAAACTTGTACACCCTGCAGGTCAGAGATTGTTTGGCAAGTACCAATCACACTCGAATGTTTCTGTAGACATCGTTTCATCTGCAAACAACAGCACGCGCCTTCAAGGTTCGGGTACTGTAGCTATGAGCAACGCGACATTCAATATCGTCGGTTCTAGCACCACATTCCTAAGTAACTACGCCAATAACGGCACGATAATAATTGAAATATCTCCGAAAACCTACTACAAAATACCGCTAAATATAGTGACGAATGACACTCTTGCGAATACAAAAATACAGTGGGCTGCCGGCGGATTGGCCTCGGCGAATGTTTATTACACGACAGGAACAATTTCCTAATGAATTACAGATACGCGACCAAAGATCTATCCATCAATAATGCAGAAGCTTTTGTTAAAGCGCTGAATGCAACTGACGGATCGGCAAACAAAAACTCTGTAATATTATATGCAGTTTTGGGTAATAGTCAGGAATGGGCTGAAGAACCTATTCCAGATTTTGTTGTCGACAATGAGCAGAATCTGCAATACGATCAGCACAGAAAGTTTATCGGTGCCAAGAAAATTGATACTGGAAGTGTTTCGCATGTTGTCCCTAGATATGATTGGGCAGCAGGCACCACTTATTCTATGTACAGAGATACTGACGAGGATATGTACGAGCGCAGATACTATGTCTTGACAGATCAATATAATGTGTATAAGTGCCTGTATAATAATAAAGGCTCCGCTTCGTCGGTGAAACCGACAGGGTTCTCAACACTGCCATTTACTACATCTGATGGTTTCACTTGGAAATATCTATACACCATTTCTCTCGGTGAGGCTGATAAGTTTTTAACATCAGTACATATGCCGGTGAAGAATATAGTGACACCCGACACCTCCCCTGAACAGACGCGCCAACAGGCAGTCCAAAATGCCGCAGTGAACGGAGCTATTGAAATTGTAGAAACCGTAAACCTCGGTTCTGGGTATCATCAAGTTGCTAATGGAGTTGTTGAGGTCGGTGGTAGACTTTCTATTAAAGTTTCTACCGCTGGAGATAACGGCGCTTCCCCGATTCAAGGGTTCTATAATGGATCCAGTGTTTACATTTCTTCCGGAACGGGTGTTGGTCAATTACGTCGGATCACTCAGTGGTCTGGATCGACCAGAACAATGACTGTGAATGCTGCATTCACAACTACACCGAATACTGATTCAAGAATTATAATCTCACCAACTGTGACTATTATTGGCGATGGTTCCAGCGCACAAGCGTATAGTCGTGTTAATGCTTCAACTGGTTCTATTGCTAATGTTGCAGTGATAAATGTCGGTTCTCAGTATACGAGAGCGAAGGTTCTTATTAGCGCAAACGGTATTCATGGCGTCGGGGCCACCGCTAATGCGGTTATTTCTCCTGTTGGCGGTCATGGATCAAATCCGGTTCGCGAACTCGCAGCAGATAAGATTATGCTGAACGTCCAATTTAACGGTAGTGAAGGTGTTTCTTCCACCGGCGCTGGTTACATCCCATCAAATACCGCATTCAGGACTCTTAGCATTTTGAAAGATCCAGTTCTAAAGGTTGATGCCAATAACACGCACATTGCGGTTGAGTCCATAGCTAATACATCTAACAGCCCTTCCACGCTGCGAATGACTTCTCGAGCAACATTATCCTATACAAGTATGGACGGCGCCACCCCAATTAATCCTCTGTCGGCTGGGGACACCATCACAAACGAAAGAAATCGTTTAGCTGCTGAGCTTGGGACATTAGAATTTGTGACCACGCTCGGGGCAATCCAACGAAAAAATGAATCCCTGCAAAATGCTGTACAAGGCGCGAATGCTCACATAGTTTATATTCGCGAAGATGAGACTCAAAGTGATTCTTCCTTCTATACAATGTACCTAAATAGTGTACAAAGTTATAGCAATCACGTCGCATTCACTAAGGATGACATTGTCCTCAACAGCAACAGCGAAACGCCTGTTGCTACTATCGAATCGATACAAGGCCCAGAGGCTAATACATTTTCCGGCGAGATACTGTATACTGAGAACATCAGAGCTGTGGATCGAACTCCAGAACAAATAGAAGATATTAAAATCATCCTAGATTTTTAAAGGTATTATAAATGACAATCGAAACGAACCTCAATCAAAGTCCTTTTTTTGACGACTTCAATGAAGACAAGAACTTTCATCGAGTGCTATTCAGACCAGGATATGCTGTACAGGCGAGAGAGTTAACACAGCTTCAAACTATCCTACAGAATCAAGTTTCGCGTCTTGGCTCTACTGTTCTCACAGACGGAACTGTTGTATCCGGTTGTGACTTAGAGCTTCCCAAGTGGCAGTATGTTAAGTTGCGTGATAAAGACGCCAACAATAGAGTCCTGCTCCTTAATGACTTTTATTCTAATGCATTAATCGCCAACAGTACTATTACTGGCGAAACCACAGGTGTCACTGCTAAGTTGCTTGCCGCTTCGGAAGGTTCTGAAGGTAATGCTCCAAACTATCTAAGCGTTTTTGTTTCGTATACAAACTCTGGCGCAAACAACACCACTAAGGCTTTTTCTGATAACGAGACGTTGATATTTCGCAACTCAGCAAATAGCGAATTCATCGTAGCAGCTAACACTATCGTAACTGGATCCACAGGAACTGGCATTGGCGGTTCTTTGGCTGCCGGAGTTGTGTACCACAAAGGTCACTTCGTCAAGGTGCCACAACAGGCTGGTGTTGTTAGCAAATATTCCGTAGATCCGACCGTTCGTGTTGGTCTAGAGACTGAAGAATCCATAATTGACTCGAATCAAGATTCATCGTTATTGGATAATGCTTCTGGCGCGACAAACTTCTCTGCACCTGGAGCTTCAAGACTTAAACTTTCTCCAGTCCTCAAGACCCGAGATGCAACTTCTGCTAATAATATTGGATTCGTGCCGCTTGCTGATATACAGTCTGGTCGAGTCATTCGTGAATATCTCGATCCCTCTCGCGGAAATCTGGCAGACGAACTGGCGACTAGAACTAGAGAAGAATCTGGTGACTATGCCATTCGCCCATTCAAGGTCAATGTCGAAGAGCATTTAAAGACAGAAGTTAATGGTGGCGTGTACTCGGCGGCAGAAAGCGGCGACCTCAATAAATTAGTGATCGAAGTGAATCCTTCGATTGGTTATGTCAGCGGTTATAGAACTGAGCTCAGCGGGTTGTATCGCCAAGACATCGACAAAGCCATAACATATCTTGTCCAGAAAGACGTAGTAGTCGGCCAAGCATTTGGTAACTATGCTATTTGTAATGAAGTTGTCGGTACGTGGGATTTTCAAGGGTTCCGAGATGTCGACATTTATGACACAGCGCAACAAGCAATCACTAATGATTATGTCAATGCTGGAAGTGCATTAGGTGCTAAGGTAGGAACTGCTAAGGTTCGAGGGTTCCAGCACCATGAAGGCACTTCTGGAACACCATCAGGCAAGTTTAGAATATATCTTTTTGACATCAAGATGACCGCAGGAAATGCATTTTCAAATTCTTTGTCGTTGTATGTTGCTAATGTTTCTGGCCCCCATTCTTACGCTGACATCGTCCTCGAGACTGATGGCAAAGCTAGACTACAAGATACAGCATTAAATAAATTGGTGATGCCAATACAAAGTTCAGGCACCAGAAAGCTTGCCGATGCCACTGACAACACCAATACACAATATGTATTCAGAACCGAAAAGACCGTATCGTTCACAACCGCAGGCACAGCTACTGTTTCTGCTAACACTGCGCATACGGGTGGAACTGAAACAAATAATGATACAGGCTCCCCGCTGTCTTCTGTGGATGAGCGGAATATTATAATTGTTGCCCGAAGTGAAGTGTCTACGAATCCTATGACTGGACAAGCTTCGCAATCTGGCAGCACAGTCACCGGATCAGCAGGAGCGACTTTCACTTCTCAATATAATGTTGGTGATTTCATTCAACTAACTGGTGAGACTAAACAGAGAATTACCAATATTGCCGGCGATACGACAATGACTGTTTCAGGTAGCGCGACAGTTTCTGCTACTGGGCACGCTAAAGTATTCCCCATCGGTCACATATTCGACACTCAGGCTAATGGCACAATTACATCAACTGGCTCGGCCCATAGTATTGACCTAGAAACTGCCAATTTGGCTTCTACGTTCGCCGCATCGGTATATTTTGATGTTTTGCGAACCTCAGCGGTTCAGGCCAATAAGACTGTAAATAAAAATAAATTCGTCCATATTGATACAGGAAGCCACACTTCCAGTAATGTTGGCCCTTGGCCGCTTGGTGTTTCTGACGCATTCAGACTTCTTGCTGTTTATTCTGGTGGCAATACTACTGTGTCCACTTCTGATACGAACGTCACATCTGAGTTTTATATCGAGGGCGGTCAGAGAGATTCGATGTATGATACCGCGCGATTGATAAAGCGTTCGACAAGTACACTGAATACAACTGATGCAGGGTTATTGGTAAAATTCGACTATTTTGGCAGAGACCGTTCTGCCGGTATTGGGTTCTTGAGCGTGGATTCATATCCAGTTAATGATGCCAATCCGTTGGCGAATACAACAATCACAACTCAAGAAATTCCAAAATATCTTTCTGCTTCTGGCGAGATAATCGACCTTCGCGACAGTGTTGACTTTAGGCCGATTCGTTCTTCTACTGCGACACCGAGCAGTACTGGGACAGCCGCAGCAGCGCCGACAAACCCTGCTCAGGGTTCGACGTTTGACGTTGATTCCGACGGGTCGTACTTTCCCACTCCAGACCAAAACTTTCAGGCCGATGTTCAATCATATCTACCAAGATTCGATAGAGTGGTTTTGACTTCTACCGGTGTTATTAATGTTGTTTCTGGAACACCAGACCAGTTCCCTCAGGTTCCAACCAAGCCTAAAGACACTATGGTATTGGCTAACGTCTTTGTTCCACCATACCCATCACTTTCTCCGGACGCGGCGCTATACTACTTGCGTCCAGAATCCGAGGTCATGGTCAATGAAGTGGACAATAAACGATTCACTATGAAGGAACTTAGAGTCCTTGAGCACGAAGTGAAAAAGCACCATTACATGATTGTTCTCAATACTGCTGAGATTGCGGCGTTGAAAAAGGGTATGCTCCGTCCATCAGATCCAGTTACGGCACCTGAGCCACCGGTAGATTCTATCATTATCGATCCACCGCCAACTGGTGAGTTTGTAAACAGTATGCGTAGTTCGGATCTAAGTTTCGCCGCTCAGCCTTTACGAGCAATCCCAACTCTTCAGAATATTGAACTCAGCTTGTCCTCTGGCGGCGTGAATACAACTGTTGCTGACGATGTTGTGACAGTTGTCGAGTCTTCGCCTGTTGTTTTAATTGGACAAACAGACATTACTTCTCGCCTTCCGGTCACTGTGAATACAGCAACTCCAGCCAAACTTTATAACGGAACTATGAGATTGTCTCATCCGTCGTGTTCATTAGCACAGCCATCGGCTCCGGCTCAAGCGTCGGTAGACATTACGGATTCGGGAACAACTACAAGCAGCGCCGGAATTTCTTATAACGGCAGCTATGCGGCCAGCGGCCAAGTCTTCTACGGAGGTTGTTTCGTTGCGGGGACATTAGTATATATGGGCGACGGTTCTTTTAAAGCTATTGAATCTGTTGTGATTGGCGACGTTGTTCTGGGTATGTCTGGAGAGTTTAATACAGTAGTCGCTCTACACCACCACCCAGTCGAGGCCAGAACAATATATACAATCAATGATTCTCTAGAACTGACTGACACGCACCCAATGCTGACAATTGATGGATGGAAGTCTTTCAATGCCGAGAAGACGCGAATCCTCCACCCCGATTTGGAAATTGTTGGACAGCTGGCCTTTAATGATCAAATGGTCAAATATGACAAGATATTAGGCACTTATACCGAGACTTTGAATGACTTCTCCCAGAGACAAGAGACTGGGCATGTATTCAACTTGGATGTTGATCGCGACGACACTTTCATTGTGAACGGCTTTGTGGTTCATAATAAATAATAAACAAAATAGATTAATAGGATTACCTAATGCCAGCATCAGCTACAACTACAGCAGCCCTTCTCAAACAGTATGCGGATGCTGGTAAAGACTACACGGGCCTTGCAGAATTCTCTGACGTCGCCGCATTCAAAGACGGTACAAATAATTATGTACTCGAGCAGCACGTCAAGCGGGCAGTCAAATGTGCAGGCCTGAAGCCGCTAACTCGCGTTTGGTGTAGGTTTGATGGAAGAGACATTTCGGCATATTGTTTCTCCTCCGCCTCTGGCGATGCCAGCAGCAAAGGGAATCCGCTTGTCACTGACGCCTCTGGCAATCTCACGTTCTGGTACATTATACCGAATAATGCTAATTTGAAATTCAAAGGGTATAAGCATCTTGTAGAAATTAGTGATGTGGCGCCACCATATGGCGGCGGAATAAGTTCAGGCAAAGACGGCGCTACAACTCGATGCGGGCAATATTACTATGCTGCGCCAAATAAGAATGATTTTACCTATAAAGACTCTGCAGTACAGTCTTCACAAATTTCTTTAACTGAGTTGGAGTCTGATACTTCACAAACAGTAATTACAAGCACAGAAGTATTGCAAGAGCTTCCTGACCACTTGTCGCAGACCTTTGTCATTCCTGATAAAAATAATCAAGATTCGCAAATCCACAGTGTTGATTTATATTTCAGCAAAAAACCCAATAATGCAAACGCTTCGATTATTGTGCAGATTAGGGCGACACAAAATGGAGTTCCGACTACACAGTTGCTCGGTCAGAGTGCGCCGGTTACACAAGCCAATATCTCCACCGTGACAACAACCAAGTTCACATTCTCAAAAGACGTATCTCTCAAAGAGGGAACTCTATATGCATTGACAGTAATTCCTAATGAAGACGGTACAGACTTTGAGCTGTACACTGCTAATAAGGGTGTCAATTTAATAGGTTCGAGTAAACTCCCAGTGATTCCACAGTCTTGGAGAACATTATATGGCAGATCAACATCACAGGCTGGATGGTCTGCTCTCGCTGACGAATATTTGGCATGCGTGATTAATGCCAGATCTTTCTCAACAAAAACGGAACTTGGTGATGTTGAGTCCACGTTCCAGTTTGAGAATGCGGATCTTGACTTCTTGAATGTTTCTGGCATATGGCCTGAAGGAACCCCGACTAGCAGGGG